CTATCCTAAAATGGGAGGTGCAATTCCTCTCTCTACAAACCGATATATTTGAACATGAACATGAACATGAACGAGGAATCCAGAAAAATACTAGGAACAATTGCAAGGCTAGAGAACGTATCGTATCTTTTGATTGCTATCTTAATCGGAATGGTAGTGTTTGGAGTAGGTCAAACACTCCACAAAGCTAATCACTACCTTGCATCACAAGGACACGAAAACCCAAAAGTACTATTGCTTCCATCTTGGAGGTGTGGAACATTTACCGAATTGAATTTCCGTCAGAACGACGGAAATAGAGGATATTTGTGTGTAAAACAGATAAAGAGGTAGGTTGTCCAATCAGTACTCAACGAAGTGAAACCTAATAAGATGATGCTGTAGCAAATGCAGATTGGCGCATAAAAGATTAAGGTTATCAGTTATCAGTAACCATTATTTAGGAGTAAAAATCATGAACAAACTAGAAAATCTTAGTAATTTTCATGGCACGGAAAATTGCTACAGTAATAAAAATTACCCATTTAAGTACACTGACGGTATCAAGTATTTAGCAGAAAATGGAGGAGGTTATTGGATACTCGACGCAATTGCGTCATGGCAAAAAAAACTTGATTTAAGCCAGATTCAGTTCTGGATGTTAATAGTTAACTCTGATAAATCCGCAGTCCTTACCTGCGAACAAGGCAATGAATCTGTCATAACTCAGCAGATCCCATTTACTGATTTTCCTTTTTCAGAGGTCATGCTTTGGTTGTGTGACGATGTTTTATTGCTATCCTCCGAGTATTAGTTTCAGTCATCAGTTATCAGTAAGCAAATTGAAAGCATTAAAATTGTAATGACAAATGCAAGATACTGCTCATATAATAGTTCATGGTAAAATAATTAAAGTTTTGCGTCAGTCCGTAAAATATGGTGTTCAACTAAAATTGAGAGAATCAGGACAACTAGGAATATTTTTAAGCGATGAAAGCGCATATTTAGGATTAGATGAAGAATTGGCTAAAACCCGTTTAAATGAATTACTTGAAGGAAAAGTTATCTATTTGTAAGTTATTAGTCAACAATCATCAACAAACAAAGGAGTAAAACAATGACAATGATGGATATAGGACAATTCCCTAAGATTAACTCAGCCCCGCAAGAGTTCAAGTTAAACTGGTACAAAACAAAGTTAATTTATCCTTTTAAATACTCAGAAGGAGTTCATTATTTTATTCAAAAGGATCAAAAATGGATAATCGACGAAATTGCTAAATGGGTAAAGGAAGAACATTGCAAAGAAGATTTTCCTTTAATTATTGACTGGAAACTAAAAATACATTCAGATCATTCTGCTACACTAACCTGCGAAAATCGCCAAAATGCCGACTTTAAGTTTGGCTTTATGACAGTATTCCCAAATACTGATATTGAGTTATTCTACGATGGTAATCCCATAGACGAAGTAAGCTTTTGCTTACTTACTAATCCCGATCCTTCTGGAATGATGTTAATGCTTGAAGAAGAATGGATATATTTACTTAGTATTGCATCAAGATTATTTACTTAGTTTCGATCAGTTATTAGTTGTCAGTCAATAACCATCAACCAAATAAAAAATGAAACCTTTACATAAATTAGGCAAATACTACAATTTAGACAAGCTAAACAAGATAGTAGAATTGATTTGCAGTTTTACTACCTTTTCTGCAAGAGCAAAACACAATTGGGTTAACAGTCCTTTAGAGTTGTTTGATCCTTATTCTCTATTGTGGACGTTAGGGGTAGAATGGCACACTGACGACATTGATGAAGATAAAAAATATTCAATTATTTTAGTTGTTCAAAGCGACAATTATGAACTTTACGCTTCTACAATAGATAATAATACTTTAGGGAACCTTCTAAAAACAGATTACTTTAGCAGTATTAATAAGCGGATAGATAATCTGTTAGTTTGCAGGAAAGACACTCAAAGACTAATGGTAAAATCGGGAGATATTTTATTATTAGATACATCCTGCTACCATAAGCTGGAAAACACAAAAAAAACAGAAGACCCTTTTATATTTATTACCTTAGATATTGACTTTATTCCAAGAGTCAAGGAAGCGGTCAAGGTTGTCAATTATTTTGTTCACGATTTTTTTGTAATCAATGAGGAGTAAAACAATGGAAGAAGAAATTGAAGAATGTATGTCTCCAAGCCATCATTTTTGGCTTTGCTGGTATCAATTATCTCTTCTAGAGAAAAAGGTCTGTTTTTATTTTCTTTGTGGGTTTGATAACAAAGAAATTGCTAAAAAACTTTTACTAAAAACTGAAATAGTAAATGGTTATACGACGGCAATTTTAAAAAAATTTAATATTTCGACTCAACCTAAGTTTATGTTCTTTTTCTATCAGCATACGGGATGGGATATAGCCAAAGACATGATTGACGACGACGAAAAAGAACAATGCGCTTTATGGGGTGTTCAAAAATGTCTAATTCCGCCTAGAATATGGTAAAATATGTAGTTTAACGAAAATCTATGACTAATACTACCGAGAACACATACACACCAGATTGGGTTTCTCCACCGGGAGAAACCCTTAGTGACATCCTAAAAGAAAGAAAAATAACTAGAACTGAATTTGCTAGTCGCATGGGGTTGCCGAAAAAGACTATTAATCAACTCATAAAAGGTAAAGCAGAAATTACTGTTCGTACTGCTTATAAAATAGAATTAGCTCTAGGCGCACCTTCTGCTCGTTTCTGGATAGAACGCGAAAGACTTTATCAAGAGTCTCTAATAAATCAAATTGATTAAAATATTTTTACAACTATTATGAATTTGTACTTAGTTAAAGATTCAGTTACATCATTTAGTCTTCTTATTGCATCGGAATCAGAAACAGAAGCTATCTGGCATTGGTGCAATTATTTTAATAGCAATAACGACAATCCAATCGAAATAGAGCGTATTAACATTAATACTTCTGGTATCGTTTGGAAATGTGGATGGACTACCACTAACCCCTAAAACCGCTTCTAAACCGATTAACAGGAGCAGAAGTAACAATCGTGCTAATAACCTTTTCATGTCCCTGAAACTCATTTTCAAGGGAATAAAATGCCCCTGATAGACTATCTACAATGTCATTAGTCGGGGGTGTTTTTTTGCTACCATCAAAACCCTGACAGGCATTTAAAAACCGAGTGTTCCACGTCCCATCTCTTAAGATAAAGATTTGTCCCCGACTAGCTGCCGTGGCTACTGGTAAAGCCCGCGTTAGTTTATCCCCTTGAGGTGCTATCGCTTTAACGTCATGGTTCGGATGATTTTCTCTAATTACATTAGTAATGGTATTTTCAACAAATTTACCGCTCGACCCCCCTTCCTGCTCCCATCTTACAGCTACAGTTTTCCCATCCAATTCAGCAGTATTTTTAAGCATTAATTCAACTTCCCCTACCTTTTTCTGCTCACAGATATTATCGGCAATCACATAAGCAAATTCCTTAATCTCGGTTAAATCTGGTAGTGTATTCTTAATTCTTTGGTATTTGTAAACAAGAGTGCCACTGGTATAACAATGATAGTTTTCGGCATTCTCTTTGGCAGTTGCCGCTAAATCCCAAAACCTCACTTTACCTATTAACTTCCAATCATCGGGTACTTTATCGAGAATCTCAAACCAAGTCCGATCAAATACCGTACCAGCTTCATATTTAACTTTCCAGTTACCTCTGAGAAGTCTTTCGCGCTCAATAGGATGTAAAGCGTAAAGGTTAGCCAAATAGGTAGGATTAACCCTAATTAAAGCAGGATTATCAAAAATCGTAGCAGGAATAAAAGTAAAGCTTTTAATCAGTTTATCTGGTGTAATATTAGTATCTGTATTTGATAAAAACTTTTCTCTTTTATCTTTAGGGATAAGGTCAAAAAGTTCATCTTTAAGACTAAATTTATCAATTAATTCTTGTTTACTGTCGGCCCAATAAACCAGACCGTTTTGTCTAATAAAATATTTAACTATTCCCCCTCTTTCTTCAATAGCATACCCAGTCTTAGGGTCGATCCACCAAGAGATAAAATTAGCTACCCAAGAGTCAGCATCGGGGTTACAGGTTGCCCTAACTGCGGGTTTAATGCCTGATACCGAACGGTTTCTAGAGAGAAGATAGAAAAATTGTTCTTCTGTAAAATGGGTTAATTCATCAAAACCTATCCTTGCAATTTGTCCCCCTTGATAAACATAGACAGTTTTTTCGTATTGTAAATGTCTAAAAGATATTTTCGATCCAAATGGAAATCGCCACCCTGGAGGCTTTTCAATAAAATTACCTTTCACTGCTTGATAGATTTTTTGGCTTTCATCTATTAGTCCACCCGCTTGAGTAAATTCAGGATACGTCCGACGAAATATAACAGCCCGATAGTCAGGATTGCTAATAAATTCTTGCCGGGCAAAATCAATTAATAGCCCGGCACTATTATGCGTAACTATATAATCATCTGTTAAATAAAGATGATTTGGATTACTAACAGTAATACAACGAGCGTAATCAATTTCAGTTGGTTCAATAGAAATAATTCTTTTACCCGGCCAACTTGATCCCCCATTAAATTGTCCAAGCATTTTCGCTCGTTCAACTTTACGCGGCAAACTAAAAAGTAATTCAAGGTGATTTCCCTCAACAGCCACGACGTAAGCTGTACGACCATCTAAATGCTCCCCTTTGTATCTATATTTTGGTTGTCTTTTCGTAATCTTAGCCATATAACCCAAAGAACGAACCAAAGAAGCTACCTGAATAGCCAAATCTTTACTGGTTGTGCAATAGGAAACTTCTCTTTTTTTGTCTCCAACAGTTCCATCTGTATCAAAAAGACCTTGAGCAAACGCATAACGAAAATCAAGAGATGCCGATAAATAGCCGTCGGGAAATACTTTTTCCCACGTTCTTTTTCCTTTATATTCATTGTTGCTTATCCAAGACTTAACCCATTGAACTTTTGTCGCGTTGACGGATAAAACTTCTAAACGGTTATCTTTTATTGGTGTTCGTGTTTTAGCGGTAGCTTCTTTCCCTAAAATATCAACGAGTTTATCAGCAATAAATCTATCAGAAGTTGTTACGATAATTGAATCACTACAATAAGAACCATCGCCTATTAAACAACCGTAAAAATAGGCTCTGCCAGTATCAGACCTGTTAAGTGCCGTAAATTGCAATGGCGCGTTAACTGGAACAATAAACCGTCTTCCTTTGCTAATCTCAGTAATCAACCAATTAGTATCCCTAACCCTTGCTCTTGTAATGTAATTAGTATTCCATCCTCTAGGTGTCAGATTCTCCTCAATTCGATTAATCCCGTTACTAGACTTCCTGCGGCTATTACGGCGAGATTCCCAAAAAGACCATAAATGATCGCCACAGCATTCTGTACTTGTACCGTCTTCAAAAGAAACCCGATAAAATTGCTTGAATCCCTGTTCGTGAATTTGGATGATTTCTTGATACTGACCATCAGGATTCATAATCTTATCCCCGACTTTAAGATCAGAGAAGTCGATCCATTGACCGCTCCATCCCAAGACCTTTGAATCTTTCATTTGTGATTCATTAAAACTACTATTATATGATAATAGTCTTTTCCCTAAAAGCGCATCCGCCATAGAAAGCATTTTATCTCGAATCGCTTTTCCTGTCTTGGATGCACGCCCTGCTTTTCCACTTCCTGCGCCTCCGCCATAGAAGATTACATCAGCGTCAATTTCCCCAAATAAAGCTTGTTTTCCCTCTTGTAATTGAGGAAAAACAATTTCTTCTTTGGTGTTAACAAGTCGATATTTTTCGGTCGCTGTTTTTATCTTTGAGAGATTTTTTAATGATAATTTACTCGCTTTCATCGTCATCGCTTATCCTAGTGGGAACCATTACATCGTCATCAAATTCTGCACTATCACGAATAATCGAGGTCAGTCCGTCATCGAGTTTCTCTATGCCAGGATGTCCTATAAGTTTTCCGTCAGGGTCAATAACAGCTAATCCGTGCTTTTGAACAATATTAATTGCGTACTCGATGGTGTCAAAACCTAAAACTTTTTCAAAGGTATCAGTCAACGTTTTAGCCATAGTCACTGCGTCTCTATGATTCCAATTTCCGTTAGGTTCAATTGTTATGGCAATCGGTCGGCCCGATTCATCTACAGAATCTATCCGACGGCGAGAAATCGGATAATTAGTCATCTGTTCAATCTTTTCGAGGTTTTTTAGAGTAATCTTTAGAGTCTTCTCTCGAATTTCTCGTAAAATGCTATCAGTGTAAGCTTGTTGCTCTTGAATTTTTAAAAGCCAATAGGCTTTTGCTCTTTCTTCCCACCGATAATTTTTGTGTGCTAACTGCCAGTCATCGGGGACAGTTTTAGCTCGTTTAAATTTAGTTTTTTCTATTTGTTCCCCAGAAGCTTCCCCACAGTTACTGTAAGCTCGGTTTAAAGTGCGATAGCCTGATGGAATAGGAAGGTAAAAAATCTGAAATCTTTCAAACCAATCAGGGGTTTCTAGTTCTTGCTGTTCCCAGATAGGATATTTGGTAAACTCGATTACCTCTTCATGAATAGAGTATGTACGCTTTCTGCCTCGATTAGTGACAACCATTGGTTATTATAGTAGTAGAGTTACTTAATCTTACATCAATCATGACAGATAAATTAGAAATTGAGTATCGACGGCTTTGCGACCTAAAACAACTAAAGGGTAATTCCAAAAAACACGCCACTGAAAACACAATAGCTTCAATATTGGAGTTGGGATTTAAAGACCCAATTGGCTACGATCCGAGCTTAAACGGCGGAAAAGGGGGGATTACTGAGGGTCATGATCGGTGTGCCGCACTATTAGCAATTAAAAAGCGCAAAATAGATCGACCTAGAGGTATAGATATTGACAATGATGGAGAGTGGATGGTTCCTATTTTAGTAGGAGTTCACGCTAAAAATGAGGCTCAAGCTATAAAATACTCGATTATTCACAACCATTCTACGATTCACGGGGCGGGGCTTGACCTTGCTACGGAATTAAAGCTTTTTGATACTGACTTACTGATTAGCCAAGCTGAATACCTTGATGAAGAAGGGGAGAATTTAGGAGTAATCGGCAATTTAAATTCAATTCTAGAAGCTTTAAATACTTCAGATAATTTAGATAATTCTGATAATTTTGAATCGAATATAACAGATAATTTTTCGGGAAAAAACAAAGAAATTGACATCAAGGGTATGGATGGGCAAATGATAATTAAATTAAGTTATACAGAAAATGAATACTGGCAAGTAAAAGAACAATTAGGTAAAATAGCATCGACACCCGAACAAGCAGTATGGAAGCTTTTAGGTAATGACTAAACATAAATTTGCATATAAGTGGAATTTGTCAGATGGATACCCAGCACCCGGAATTGAAAAACATGGGTTAAAAGTATTTGGTACTTTTATCTGTGGCGGTGGTTCGACTATGGGTTACAAGTTAGCAGGTTTTGACCATTTAGGAGGTGTTGAAATAGACTCGCAGGTAGCTGATGTATATAAAGTTAACCACAATCCTAAATATTTATTTATTGAAGATATAAGAGATTTTGCTGATCGTACAATCTTTCCTAATGAACTTTATAACCTAGATATTTTAGACGGCTCACCTCCCTGCTCTTCATTTAGCATGGCAGGAAATAGAGAAAAAGACTGGGGGAAAGAAAAAGTATTTAGGGAAGGTCAGGCTAAACAGCGACTTGATGACCTTTTCTTTGATTACATACGATTAGCAAAAAAACTACAGCCAAAGGTCGTTATCGCTGAAAATGTTAAAGGAATTATTCAAGGTAATGCCAAAGCGTATGTAAAGCGAATAAAAGATGAATTTGAAAAAGCAGGGTATAAAGTACAGTTATTTCTTTTGAATGCTGCGAGCATGGGAGTACCTCAAAAACGTGAGCGAGTATTTTTTATTTGCCAAAGGAATGATTTAAACTTTAAAAATCTAGAGTTAAGTTTTGATGAAAAATCAATTATTTATAGTGAATTTAAGTCAAAAAAATTAGGAAAAGAATTAACCAATGAAACAAAAGCTGTATGGGATAAAAGAATAAAAACAGATCAAGATTTAGCGAGTATTCACGAAAGAATTGGAAATAAAAGAAAAAGATTTCAAGCTAAATTTATTCACGATAACCAGATTTCTCCTACTACAGTAGCAAGTGGAGATTCTGTCCCAATAAGATTTGATCATCCAAATAGAATAACAATGGATGAAGTTAAAATGATTGGTAGCTATCCGCTTGATTACAACTTTAAAAATATTAAACCAAATTATTTAATAGGAATGAGTGTGCCTCCTGTAATGACCGCACAGATAGCGCATCAGATTTATTTACAGTGGTTTACAGAATAATCAGTACAAAAGTATCCACAGTGACAGTATTGTATCTTTCATAGTAGCTACCTTCCACTAAAAAGTTTGAAGCTATTGCCACGACCAGCATAAAAAGATCATGGTTTTCTGAAAGACATTTAGGAATAGAAATGCCTGTTACTATTAAAAACATATTTGTTGCTATATTGAATTTAAGCTGATCCAACCAATTACGTTTTTTAATTGGGTTTTGTATGTTACTTAACAATAAATCCATTTTACCATTCTTGATAGTTTTATCATAAAAATTTTTCAATACCGTTGATTTAGGGTTTTGCCTTGCTTCGTTTACTAAATCATTAACATATTTCTTGGCTTCATCAGGTAAATTAAGAAATTTGTCTTGAACTTTCATTGCGCGTTGAATATCCATAAATTTAGAACCTGTAAACTTAGGTTTATTATATCAAATTATTTCGTTTTAGACAATCTGTGTAAACGTCTGTTCCCATTATTTTCAAAAAATCAATGCAATCGTTTACATAAGGCCCGTAAGTGGGAACCGCGTCCCAATAATGATAAAAATGATAAAGGTCAATAACTTTGTCAAGCGGCAAAGTGTACAAAGTCTCTCCTGTAATTTTACCATCAATCTCTTTTACAATTGTTTCGATTTTTTTAACTGATGCAATTTCGCCAGCAAAGATGTTTTTTATTAATCGCATTTATTTAAACCAGACAAACCTGTGATGGCAGTCCTGACAATAAAATTGCCTATTTCCTGCTTTAGTATCGGGTAATTGGTGAAGATTGTGACTGTGGCACTTGGGACAATGTTCTTCCTCTGGGGGAAGCGATTCTCCCAATTCCAAACACCGATAAACTTTGTAAACGGCGCGGCGAACTTGTTCTTGTTGCACGCCTAACTTTTCGGCTAATTTTTTACTAGCTTTGTACCGATAAAGCTTGTGCTTTTCGGTAAGGGGCAAAGGAAGAATTCCGTAGAAATCAGCCCATGCCCGATAAATGTTAGCTTGTCTTGCTGTAATTGGCATGATCAAAACTGTAATACTTCTAATAATCCTCTCTCAATTGCTGAAAGTCAATCAAGCCTCTGATAACTGATAACTGATAACTGACTAAGTGTAATCATAAAGCATTTCATTATATTCTTTTTGAGCTTCGTTAATAAGTTGAAAAAGATTTTCATTTACTTCTAGCCAGTAGTCCATCCGATCAGTTACCCTTTGATTAGTTTCCAAATCTGTCACGATTTCAGGCTCGTATTTAAGATGTACTCCATTCCATAATCTATTTTTCCCATAGCCCTTTAAACCACCAGTCTCTTTTTTTAGAAATAATAAATATTGTACTTTCTCTCTTTTGAGAGATAGTCCCTCATCTGGCCAAGAAACTGGAAAAGTTGAGTATTTCTCTGTGATTAATTTTGTTTCTAGCGTGTTCATTTTGATCTCCTATTTGTCCATACTTTAATCTAATCACCTATTCTGACATCGTGGGGGTTAGATTATGCCACTTGATAAACTGTCACACTTTGCCAACTATCTGAAAATTATCATGATATATTTAAAATATAAGCACTAAACCGAATGCATCCATTAATTAGAGCCTCCATAAGCTACTGGGCGGATCAGTAACCGATTTGAAATAGTAGTCGGCTGGTGAGACTGGTTAATGAGTCGTTCTAAGCTTGCTGGTGTAATTCCAGTAACCGATTTGAAATAGTAGTCGGCTGACGCACGCACTTGGTCTAGTGCTTATTACTTTAAATAGATTCTTAGTTATTCCAGTGATTTACTGTCACTGGAATAACTGCTTTAGATGTCCCCAAAGCATTGTGACAGTTTATCAAGTGCCACACTTCGCCAACACTTATCAAGAGGATTGATCTACATTAGAAATGTAAGCAAAACACACATCGCAGATCATGAATAACCTACAATCTAAACTGGCTCGACTAAACGCTCAACTAGCGATTACTAGAGGACGGCAAAACCAGCGTAAACTAATTGAAAAAATCTTAAAAGTAGAAGCCGCTATCGAAGCAATCGGGAAAAATACTATCGTAAGCTTTAAAAGATTGCCTAAAACTCGCACTCTTATTTTAGAAACTCCTCGCCGCGCTTGGAGAGCATGGGTAGCGAAAATCTCACCCGAAAAAGATATTAAGCACGGTGGATTCATCAAGAAGTTTATCGAGCCTGTAAGTCGAAAATTTGAAGGTAAAAAAGGCGAAACATCTGCAACTTTTGAGATTCCTATCGATTTAAACGTTATTTATCAAGATAGCGATGGGGATTACTAGGTATTTGAAAATGTCAAAGGGAAAATTCAAAGCATCTCCTATCAAGAAGTATGCCATCGTTTTTCTCAGCGTGTCAGTGCCTAAAGTGGCACAGCAAAACACCTATTTTCAAGAATTAAGTGATTTACTTAAGGTAGTTGCACAAAGAACTCCTAATAGGAATTGAAACTATGAACTATAATCGTAGTTGCGTGCGCTTTATCTAATAATCCCTATTAGGGATGCCCCGAAGCTTAAGTAGGGGAAAATTTGAAAAAATGAAAGCTCTGCTACTCGATCTTGATGGCACGATCCGCCGGCCTACTAGCGGAAAATTCATCGAATATCCAAACGATCAAGAACCCATCAAAGGGACGATAAAAGCTATAGAAATTTACCATCAAGAGGGATGGACGATGATAGGAATCACCAATCAGGGCGGAGTAGCCGCCAGCTATAAATCCTTAAAAAACGCAATCGAAGAACAGCAAAAAACTTTAGAAATATTTCCACGGCTTTCTTGCATTTATTTTTGTCCTGATTTTAAAGGACGGGAATGTTTTTGCGTGAGAAAATGTTCCTGCGTGCAAATTGATGAACTGTACCCCGATCTTATTGAGCAATTCAGAAAGCCTAATCCTGGGATGATTTTTGCCGCTTTAAGAGCTTTCGCCAAAGAACCTACCGATATTTTAATGGTAGGAGATCGAGAAGAAGATAAATTAGCGGCAAAAAATGCAGGAATCAACTTTTTAGACGCTCATATTTGGAGTGTATATTCCCTTGATTTAACAAAGAATACCAGATGATTGATGTTTTCAAAAATTAAGATTAGAAAAACAAAAGTAATAACACCTAGACAAGCCTACATCTATTTGGTGTGGGCAAAAAACAATAATCTTGACCCAGTGCCTGTTACTTCCCGGCATCGGAACTATCGCTTTAGAGTGGCATCAACTACAGCAGAATTAGGAATAGGTAAAGAACGAGTCAGACAAGTTCTGGCTAAAGTCCTTGAACTGCTATCAAAAGGAAACCAAATTGAGGAGGCAACCGACCTAATACTACAAGAGTACAAAAAATTTAATTAATCAAAACCCGTCAATCAATTGACGGGTTTTTAGTTAATACACTGCTAACAATCTGTTAACAGTGTA